CTGGGCTTCCTGTGCCTTCGTACTGGCTGTCCCGGCTGCCGTCTCTGCTTTTCCCTGGGCTGTTTCCGCCGCCGTCTGGGCGCTGGTTGCTTCTTTCGCCGCCTTTTCCGCTACTTCCTTCGCTGCTAAAGCCTGGCTATTTGCCCCTTCTATAGAAGCCGTCGCCCGCTGTATGCTGCTACTTGTCTTATCAAAATAGTTTTCTAAGAAGTTCCCTAACTCTACTTCCTCGTTTTCTTTTGTTATACAATTCCATTTGATACGGATACAGCGCGCTTTTACCTCTATCTTTATTCCTTTGTGTCTACAGGTTATCGTATCGCCTACTTCTACGCTTTCCAGTTGCTTATACTCCGCATACTCTACCGTATTTGCCAATTCCACCATATTAACTGTGTAATTAACCGTAGGGTCGTCGATTCCTTTTTTATATTCCTCGTTACAGGCTTTTACAAGCGCTGCCCTTAATGCTGTTAAATTAGCGTAGCCCGTTTCCCCTTCGCTACAATCTTCCTGTAGCTTAATATCGTCAAAGTTTATTACAGCGCCTTTTACCTCTGCATAGCTTCCTATTTTGGGGCTGTCTACCCACGGTTTCGCCCCTTCCAGGACATACCCGTTATAAGCCACTGGAATAATTCTTGTTACTACGTCTTCGTCGCTTACGCTTTCTTCTATCGCTTCCAGATTATGCCCGAACTCTGCTCTTACGCCTTTGTCGCTTCCAATCTGTCGCATAATATATACGTCGTAATTATCGTACAGCCGTTCCCCGCCCCAGCGGTTTATAAAGCTGTTTTCGTCGTCGCCCGCTATTGCTTCTACTATGTTCTTCCGTACATAATAAGCCGTATTCGCTGTCGTTATATCACTGTGGGATGTAAACTTCGTCCCGCTAAATATAATATCAAGCGCCTGTTGTCCGTTTTTGTTTGTTGGGCGTACATCAACCAGGTAGTTTCCTAAGTTGTCGTAGTATATATGCCTTGCGTATACTGTTACTTCGTCGTCGCTCTTTTCTCTTTTGTAGATTCTGAATAGCTGTTTATCTGAATATGGCGTAGGTGCTGCTATAACATTATCATTAACCAGGTATTCCCAGCGCCCCAGGTCGTCGTATTCGTGGGTTAGTTCTATCTGGCAGATTCCGTCTAACCCCCATTCAAAGATACATTCTAAGGGCGTAAGCGTTATATCTCCGTTCTTCTGGTAATTTGTATTAGTACTTCTATATACCTCTATCATAATTCCCGCCAGTTAGGGACTAACACCACCTTAAAGCCCTCTGTGTATTTAAAATTATTATCCCCTTCCTGTAAGTAAAGCCCTTCGTACTTCCCGGTAAGTGCCGCGTTGCTAATCTCATTCGCTGCGTTGTAGCATATTTCTAACTTCGTATCTATGTTTAGCTGCTCTGTCACTTCTGCCGTTACCTGGTTTCCGTTTACTTCTAAGGTTATTTCTCCATTGCCGTATATCTTATATACTGGCTGTGATTTCATGTAGGGGTTATACAGGTATTCCCCTATTTCTTTTTCGTCCTGTCCGTCTACCCGATACATATAACTTTCACAAGTGAAAACAATTTCAAATTTCCCCTTGCGCTTCGCCGTTCTTTCCGTATCACTCATTACCGCCTTTTTGACTTTATAGTAATACTCCGGGTCGTCGCTAAGTATCAGCCTGTTATCTTTCCCGCTGTACAGCCACTTTTTTACTTTTCGTAAGTCCTGCGCCCATACGTCCGGTGTCTTCGATACAAAGTTAAAGCTTATCGGTATTTCTATATCTTTGTACGTCTTCTTATCCCTGTGTAACTCCCCGTCGCGTCCTTCCACCTTAATAGTGTCGTACTCCCGTTCCGGTACAGGGATAGTAGGGCGGCTTATTACGCTTAACCCTACGTCCTTGCATGATTCGCCATTATAGAAAATGTGGAATGTTGCCCGCATTATGCCGCCCCTTTCGTCTTATCCTTATCGTTCTGGTCTTTTGTGATTCCCTTAACTACTTCTTTCTTCACTTCCTTAGCAATTACTTTTTTGTCTAAGGTCGTTGTATTTGTGGTATATACAATAACTGTAATATCCCTATCCTTTGCAATTTGCTTTGTGCTTACCTCTCCGCCGATAGTAGAAATTTTAGCCGTATTCTTTACCGCCGTTACCGGGTTAACCTCTGCCGCTACCTTAGTTGTCATGCCCTGTAATTCTTCTTTCAAGTCACTCTGTAGCGTTGGCATTTCTGCCGTAATACCTACCCCGATACCTTGCGGTATCATCTTACCTACTAAATCCCTAAATAGTCTTGACGGCGAATGAATACCTAAAGCGTCCTTTGCTCCGTCTAATAAGCTTTTTGCCAGGCTCTTAACCTTTCCGGTCAGCCAGTCCCAACCGCTGCTTATTCCGTTCCATATTCCCGAAACAATATTACTTCCTATCTCCGCCATTTTGCTAGGCAAGCTTCTTACACCGTTTACCACAGCGTTATACAGCCCCTTAGCTGCTTCCGTTCCTTTTGCCGCTAACTGTGTTCCCCAGTTTACGACTTGCTGTACAGCGCCTACAATAGCGTTCCAGACCTTACCCGGCATTTGCGACAATGTAGTAATTGTCTGATTCAGTAAGTTTGTTGCTGCCGTTACCGCTCGGCTTCTCATTTGTTCGCCCCAGGTCGCTACATTCTGTACCGCGCTTATAATAGCGTTCCAGATTTTGCCCGGTAACTGCTGCATGAAGCTAACCACATTTGCTATAAGCTGGGTCGTTTTTGTTACCGCCTGGGTCTTCATATTCTCGCCCCAGGTCGCTACATTCTGTACCGCACTTATAATAGCGTTCCAGATTTTGCCCGGTAACTGCTGCATGAATATTACGACACTGTTTACAAATTCCGGTATTTTCGTCGTAGCCCAGGTGTATAAATCAATTCCGAATTTTATAATATAGCCTAAACAAAAACCGATAACATAAGCGATTTTGTTAGGCAGTTCTGAAAAGAACGTAACCACATTTGTTACAAGCTGGGTTATTCCTTCTTCTGCTGCCGTTCTAAGTCCTAACGCCCACTCGCGTATAGCGTCTACAGTACTTATAATTGCGTTCCAGATTTTGCTAGGTAATTCTTTTAAAAAATTAACCACGCCATTGAACGCGCTTTTTATCTGCTCCACCAGGTTGTTAATAATGTTTCTAAACCCTTCGCAATTATCGTACAGAAGTTTAAACGCTCCCGCGAACGGATTTACAAGAAGCAACAAAAGCCCTTGCCAGTTACTTTTAACAAAGTTAATAACTTTGTTAAATGCGTTTGGTATTGTCTCTGTAAAAAATGTTACAATTTTTTCTACTGCTGTACCTATAGCCGTCTTGATAGCTTCCCAAACATTTACAAGCGCTGCCCGCGCGTCCTCGTTTGTGGCGATAAATCCGACAATAGCCGCCACCAACGTAGCGACCAATGTTACAACCAGCATAATAGGGTTAGCCGCCATAGCAGCGTTTACTAACCACTGTACCGCCGCCCCGGCTGTCGCTGCCGCCTTAAAGCTTGTCAGCGCTGCTACGACCGCATTTATAACCGAAGCTACCTTAAATGCTACGAAGCCCGCACCGATTCCAGCTAATACGCTTACTATCGTTTCGCCGTTATCCGCAATCCAGCCCAGTCCTTCCAGAAGTGTAGGCAGAACAGCCGCCACTATTTCGCTTGCTTTTTCTACCATATTTCCGAAGCCTGTAGCTATCTTCTCTAATGCTCCGCTTAAGCTTCCGTCCGTTAAGTCGGTCTGTAGCTGCCCGATAACTTCCGTTATATTTTCTACCGCGTTCGTAAGTGGTGTTTTGAATTTCTCATAAGTTGCTATTCCTAAGCCTTCTAACCCGCTTTTCAGTATCGTAACTTTTCCCTGTAAATTGTCGTTCATTGTAGCCGCCATATCTGCCGCCGCACCGTCACAGTTTGAAATATAGCCGCTTAACTCGTCGAAGCGCTCCCCGCTGTTTGCCAGCAAAGCGTTTACGCTCTTAAGGTCTACTTTATTGAAGATACTATTAAGTACTTCTGTCTGTTCTCCCTGGGTCATTGTTCCCAGGATTCCGTTAAGGTCGTTAAAGGTTTCATTTAACGGGCGCATGTTCCCGTTTGCGTCGAATACCTGTAAGCCCAGCGCTTCCATTTGCTTTTTAGCTTTATCTGTAGGCGCTGTAAGGCTTAGAATTACATTTCGTAACGCCGTTCCGCCTTCTGCTCCCTTTACGCCGTTATCTGCGAAAATACCTAAGACGGTATTCATTTCGACCACGCCGCCCGCCAGGTTCTTAGCAGTTCCGCCTACCGTTAGAATCGCTTCGCCTAACTGCTGTACGTTTGTATTACTTTTCTGCGAAGTCTTCGCCATTTTGTCAACGAAGCCCTCCGTAGTCCCGGCTGCGTCCCCTAGTGCGCTCATGCTATCCGTAACCATATCGGAAGCTGTCGCTAAATCCATTCCCCCGGCTGCTGCAAGGTTAAGGACTGTCGGTAACGTCTCTATGGACTTGTCCGCGTCATATCCGGCAAGTGCCATATAGTTAAGTGCTTCTGCTGCCTGTGTTGCCGAAAACTGCGTAGTTGCTCCCGCTTCCTTCGCCGCTTTCTGCAATTTGTCAAATTCTTCGCTTCCGGCTGCTATTTCCTCTGTCGTGATTCCCATAGTAGCCGCTACCTGGCTCATTCCGCTTTCAAAATCCGAACCTACGCCGACTGCTGCCGTCGCAAGTGTCTTTAAGCCATTAGCCAGGGCTTTAACGCCATTTATGATAGCGCTGGATATTAAATTAGCTTTTATAATATCGCCCAGGCTTACCGTTTTCTTCCCGGTTTCGTCCATGTTGTTTCCGGCTGCTGTTATTTCCTGTCCGAAAACCGTCCATTTCTTACCTGTGCTGTTTAATTCTTCTTCGGTTCGTTTTAGCTCTGTTTGTTGGTCTGCTAAGGCTGCCCGCGATTCATTTACTTTAATAGTATTTTTTGCTATCGCGTCTTCCTGTTTCTTAACTGCGTTTTCAGCCTTTGCATGTGCTTCTTTCGTTTCGTCTAGCTGTGCCTTTAATTTTTTACTTTCTTCGCTGTCTTTACCTGTCTCCTTAACGCTTTCCTTGTATGCTTCGGTAAGTTCCGCTACCTTCTCTTTTAACTTCTGCTCTGTTGCCTGTAATTCTGTAAGCTTCTGCTTCTGTGCCGTAAGGTTTGTCTGTTGAAGCTTAATAGCGTCCGTCTGTAGCTTTATCTTAGCCGTTAACTCCGTCTGTTTAGCCTTAAGTAAATCAGTCTGGCTGCCTAACGCCTTCGCCTGTGCCGCTTCTACTTTGTATTCGCTGGTTACAAGCTTCATTTGCGTAAGCATTGACTTCATTTGACTGGTAAACTCGCTTGTATTAGCCCCTATTCGTAGACTAGCACCAGCCATTTATATAACTTACTCCTTCGCTTGCGTTTCTCTGTCATATTCGACTTGAAATACAACGTAGTCTAAAAGGTCGCTTAAGTCCGATTCTAAACAGTCCTTATAACTGTTTCGCATATTCTTAATACATATCTGTAAAATATTATCCAGGGCGTTTCTGTACGTTTCCCATATTTCTTCCTGGGAATGTTCCTCGATATAACCATTTTCCCGGTCGTATTCGTCGAAGGCGCTACCCTGGTCTTCTACTTGCTGGCTGCCGTTCAAAATGTCGCTTATGTTCCGTATCTTTTCATTTACGGAAGCGTCCACGATTTCGGCTACCGCCTTAAATGTACTAATAACTTCTGCTACGTCCAGTTGTTCTATTTCTTCTTCCTCTATCCTGTCATTAAACACTACTCTGATAACAGCAGAATACAGGTATAATAAGTCGTTTTCGTCTTCGGTTTTGCTTATCAACTCCATAAGCTGTATGTACCGCCTATAAGCGTATGTCGTGATACTGTAGAAATGCTTAAGTTTCCCGCCGCATTTGATACAGGTATCAATTAAACTTGTGAACTCAAATTTTTTTTTGCGTCTTTCGCCTGTTCTGCCAAACGCTTAATAATGTTCGCATTGATAAGCGCAAAGTTAAAAATAATCTGTGATACGTCCGCAAGTTCCGCGTTTGCTTCCTCAAAAGTAAACTGATTATCATAGATTTCTACAATCGCTTTTACCATGCGGTCTAAGTCGTCGTCTGTGTATGTCTGCTTTTTCGGTGTTACCAGGTCGTCGTATACTTCCCTAAACGCCCGGTATTTCTTTCGCCCGATTTTTCCGCTTTCGTACTCTTTACCGCCTACGGTAATAATATTTGTCTTTAAGGTCTTTGCGGTTTCCTCTGCCTGGATGTTGGTATTATTCATAATTTCCGCGTTGATGAGTGAGAAATTAAGAATAATGCTGCTGATTTCGTCTAAGCCGTCGTCTGCTTCCTCAAAAGTGAACTGATTCCCAAACACCAGTACAATAGCTTCTATCATGCTATCTAAGTCTTCGTCGCTAAAGGTCTGCGCTTCCTTCTCTTTTCCTAACAGGATTTCGTATACTTCCGCAAATTTTCTATATTTTTCTCTTGTGATTTTTCCGCTTTCGTATTCCTTGCCGTTTAAGCTGATTTTCATAATATAGCCCTTTCTGTAAAGGGTGTCAGATTCTGACACCCTCGCTTTTTATTAGTGTCCTGTTTCGCTTGCTGCTTTCGGTACTTCCTTATACTCCTGGACTTCGCTAAACCATGCAGCGATAGCTTCTTTTGCTGTCGTATGTTCTTCCAGTAAGTTACTTTCGTCCACGATAAGGGCGTAAAGCTTCTTTTTTTCTCCCTCAATAGTATCTTCTTTCTTTCTGGCGTAGAAAGTGAAGGTAATCTTAATTGTTTGGGCTGTCTTTTTGTCCTTAACCGTTTCGTATGTAACGTCCGGGTGTTCCGCTTTTCCACAATAGTACCAGCTAAATTCGTACTTGCCGTTCCCCTGTTTTGCCCGGAAGCCTAACGCTACTTCTTTTGCCTTATCCCCTTCCGCTTTTGCCAGGAAGCCGTATTTATAAAGAGTATCAAACAGTAACGCATAGTCTCCCGGCGCTAATCTGTTTACCTCTAATTCGATTTCTGTTTTTTCGTATGTCTCTACGGTGTCTTCTACCTCGTCGTCGCTGTAGGTATACTCGACGCTAAAGGTATCTTTTACTGTTGCTGCGATTGCCTTAGCAAGTCTTACGGGTGCGTCCGCCGCGTATACGTCTTCGTCGTTCGTTGTGACTGCTGCTACGCAAATGTCTTTTAAGCCTACCAGGCGGCTTCTGGTAATGGTTTCTTTATTTTCCTTTACTGTTGCCATGTTTTATTTTTCTCCTTCCACATTCATAGAAAAGTAAAAGCGCGCTGCTTTATGGTAGATTCCTGTTTCTACTTCGTACTGGTCGTTTCCGGTAAAATAGGTAAAGCCCGCCTTTTTCAGCAGCTTCTTAACCTTCTTTTTCAGCTTAAAGCAGTCTTCTTTACTCCATATATCAACCTGTATGTAATATTCTTCGTTTTCGTTTGTGTCTTCACTAAAATCTATATCTTCATCACTCATAAAATAAAATGTTATGTGTGTATCGTTTATATTCTGGTTATACCAGCCTTCTTCCGTGTGTACCCCTGTTATCCCTATCACTTCCGCTATAAATGCGGTTAAGTCCAGGTCTTCACTGTTGGGGTATTCCGCCAGAACTCTATTAAGCTGTTCTTTTTCTTCTTCGCTCAAAAGTGCCATGCTTATTCCCCCAGCTTTTCTTTTAATGTCTTTTCGTATTCTTCTTCTGCAATTTCCTTTAGCGCCTGGTATGTCGGTTTTGCTGCGTCTAACATAAAATGTTTAGGCTTGTGCATGGTCGTGCCCCATTCATGGAATTTCATATAAAAGAACGGGGAAGTATCGCCCCTGTCCCATCCCACCAGTTCTCCGTAATTCCCGCTTTGCGTCGTTCCCTTCTTCGGTACATTGTCCGCCGCGTGCTGTCCGGTTCTGCTGCCTTTTCTGCCGGATTTCATGGGGTTATTGCTGTACGCTTTCTTCCGTATCTGTCCTTCCGCTTCCTGTAAGCCGATTTCGCCAGCCCGTTTTATGATTTTCTTGTTTAGTGCCTTTAGTTCTGATTCCGTAGAAAGTCTTTCTATTTCCTTCTGCATTTCATTCAGCCCTAAAAACTCCATTGAAATATCAAAACTCATACTATTTCCTGTGCCTTTATCACGATTTTTCTACGGTTATACTTTCCGTAGTCTGCCGCGATAATATTAAACATCCTTTCGCCCCATTTAACCCGGTATTCCTTTGTATTTAAAGCTTCCAATTTTAAGCAAAACCTGGTTTCAAAATTTACTACGTTTTCTAATTTTGCTTCCAGGGCGCTATATAACTCTTTTCCGTACAGGCTCTTTACATCACACCAGCACTTATAATAGTCTTCCCAGGTTTCTACTGGTCTTCCTTTTTCTACTGTCTTTTTACGCTTTTGAATTACTAAATACATAATCACGCCCCCACATTCGCCAGCTTGTCTAATATGGTTTTTGTGATATTATCGGTTTTCGTGTTACTTCCTACCGTAGTAGAACGCACTTCGTACATATCGCTTACGATTTTCTTTAGAAGAAGGGCGGCGATTCTCCGCCCTTTTTCGTATTCTTCGTCGTTTTCATAGTTCGCCTTATCCTTATATCTAGTGCCTACGCAACTATCTATATAGGCTTCGGCTGTCAAAATAAGCCCGCTTATTTCCTCGTCGTCTTCGTCGTAGCTTACCCTTAAATAATTCTTCGCCTGTTCAAGCGTTAATAATTCTGCTGCCATTTCCTACCCCTTCCGGGACGCATTAGGCAGCCGGGGTAAATTCTACCTTGAAGTCTGCCCTGTCGTCCAACTTCTCACAGTCAAAGCGTTCCTGTACCTTAAGTGCTGTTTCGTCAGATTCAAAGAATACAGACTTATCTGTAGACACTGTGTAGCCCTTTCTCTCAAAGAACTTAACCAGCGCATACAGGTTAACCACATAAAATACTACCTTTCCGGTCGCGCTTGCTGTTACCGCTTCGTCGCTCAATGTGATAAGCTGGCGGTTCTGGAAGTAGTCTTTACCGTTTACGGTCTTTACTAAATCCAGGTTTCTACCGTTCTTATCTTCCTGGGACTGCAAATATACATAACCTGTAAGGTTTGTGATAACTACAGTCTTTGCGCGAAGTGTCGGTAATACGCCGTCGATTACCTTTTTAACCCCGCGCCAGTCTGTCACTCCTGTAGACTTGTCTGTAGCGTTGTCCTCGACAATCTGTAAGATTTCGTCGTTTTCGCTGTTAACGCCAGCTTCCGCAAAATCCGGCTTAATAACATCCTGGATGATATTAACAGCTTCGTCTTCCTGTAAGTCGTTGGCAATCGGAACTAACGCGCCGTAGTTCTCGATATTGTAGCTAATATCCTGCGTGTTAGCTGCTTCCCCTGTCAACTTAGTACCAGATTTATACTTAGTAAGCTTCTTTCCGCCAATCTTTGCAAACGGCATTTTTCCATGATTGGAAGTAGCGCGTACAATGTGGCAATGTTCCTTAAGGCTGGGGAAGCCTTCACGCAATACCTGGATGTCATTAACGAACTGCTCCGGCAGAATCGCGGCGTTGTTGTCAATGGTTACGGCTGCTCTTTCCTCGTCCGTAAGTGCTTCTTTGCCCTTAAGCGCAAATTTTACAGCTACTCTCAACTCGCTTACTGCGGAAGCGGTACGCTTTTCTTCCTTCTTGCGCTTCTGTCCTCTTAATTCCTCTTTTTCCTCGTCGTCTTCTGCTTCTCTTACAGCAAGCAATCTCTGTAATCTTCTTTTTTCCTCTAACGCCGCTTCTGCCTTATCCGCGTCGCGGCTTTCCAGGTAGCCGTTAATCTCCTCTGTTTTCTTTCCGATTAACTCTCTGATTTCCTGTACTGTCATTTTTTAAAACTCCTTTTCGTTTTCTTCCCTAAGCTGCATAAGCCGGGCTTCCATTTTTAATTTTTCTAATCTCTTTTCTTCTTTTGCTTCTTCTTTTACCTTCTCAAAGCTTCTACAGCTAATTTCTGAACTGTCATAAGCGGGGAAGGTGCAAGGGCTTACTTCCAGCAGCACCGCCTTTACTACGCTTCTTTTGTAAATTTCTTCGCCTTCATGTACTACTTTACTCCACCTGTCTTCCTGGCAGATAAAGCCGAAGCTGCTACCAGATCGGAAGAGCGTCGTGT